AAAGTGTTTGTGTATCGTTTACAGCATCACCTAACTGGTTTGAGCCAGATGAATATCCAATTTGGTTTACAATTAATGTGTTAATAGAGGCAGTGCCTGATACTGTTACATTGCCGGAAATTGTAGCATTGGATGTTGTAATTGAGGTTGATGTTAAACTACCTGTTATAGCATACGAGCCAGAAAGTTGTTTTGAATTTGTCCATACACTTCCGGAACGAACAAGTAAATCACCCGATGACGCACTTGTGATTAAAACATCATGTAATTCTTCTATTTCATATCCGTTATCTATACGAACATAAATTGAACCGTTATTTGTTTGATGACGAACAACTTCACCTAATCGAACTGAATGAAGTGGTGATTGAGGTGCCGTTCCTATAATCGAACCAGTTGCACCTAAATATATTAATTGACCTGAAACGAATGCATTTGTATTAACCCCAGCTAAAATACCTTCTGTAGTTACAAAACCTGTAGCTCCGTTCGCAATCGATTCAAAAGTAATACCTAAAGTATTTGCTGAATTGTTATCATTTTCATATGATGCTGTTACAATACGTGGAATGTCACTTGATGTATTTGAACCAGTAATACGAACTACAACTCCTTTCGAAATGGTATTTCCGGATTGATTTAAAGCTAAAACGCGATTTTCAGTTGTTGCTAATGAAAATGATGCAGTTTCTGCATATGATGCAGTTATAGCATATGATGATGTTGTTGATAATATGTTAGTACTCGGATTATATGTAAACAATGAACTATCAACTAGCACCGATGTATAACCAGATGTATTACCTACAAATGTTGGATAATAAGTAACTCCGCCATATGTTGGATTATCGGTAATTTTAATGTTATCAGTATTAATTGAATTTGCAATACTTCCACTAAAATATGATGCAGTTAATGTATATGATGCAGTTAATGCCGTAGTTGCAATTGATGCAGTTAATGCATTTGTTGCATATGATGCCGTAACAGTTAATGTGTTAGTAGTTGTATCATATGTGAATGTTGAATTATCAACTAATGCCGTGCGATATCCAGTAATACCATTAACAAATACTGGATAATACGTTCCAGCAGTTGATGGAGTATTTGAAACTAAAATTGATGAACCACTTGTAGCAATACCCGTTAGCGAACCAGTAAATGATCCGGTTGCTCGAAGTGTTGTACCATCCCATGTTAATACAGACACGCCGCCGAAAGCCCCGGCGTTGTTATATTGAATTTGTGTGTCAGATCCGCCCGGTGTTCCTCCGCCTCCTCCTGATCCGGATGCACCATATGTTACTTGTTTAGTTGTAGGATTGTAATATAAAGCATTTGTAGTTACTGTATTTGCAATACCACCTAATGCAAATGATCCTGAAATTGAAACGTTACCGGGTATTGATATATTTTCGTTTATATCAATTGCTAATGCTAATGTAGCAGCAGAGCCAATTGAAGTTCCGTTATGTATTTTAAATGTATCATTATCGCTATTATCAATACCAACAACCCAATTTTCTGCAGCCGGCGAACCTACTGATAAACGAAGTATTGGATCGGAACTACCTTCTGATTCTATATTTAATGTTGAATTTCCACTACTACTGCCTCCTTTGACATATAAAGCAGGACTAGTAGATGATGTTACATACAATATATTTCTAATATACTTCGGTGATTGTGCATTATCGGTACTATCTGTAATTACAGATACATTGTTCAATCTACCAAATGTATATCTTTCTCCGGGTGTTAAATTTATATTTGCCATATTTGTTATTTATTATGCTGCAGGATATGCATTTGGTATTGCTGGTTTAATTGTTGCATCATCGAATTGAACTCCTTGTGTTTGTATATATACATTAACTTCATTGTTTACAGTTGATCCGGTATTAGGTAATTCAATATCTTTAATAACAAAACTACCTACCGTATTAATTGCCATCTCTGCTGTAATTTGTCCGCCTAAAGAACCATTGAATACTAAATTTTTGCCGCCAGTTACTGTTCGTAAATATGATCCAGAATTGGCATCTGTAACAGTAACTACTCGTTTTGAGAAATTAACTGCAGTAACATTTCCGGAAAATAATGCATTACTTGCAGTTAAATTTCCTTGATTTGTTAAGTGAAATTTAGATGATGAAATTTCAATTAATCCATTACTACCACTGATATATGCAGTATTAGGATTTCCGAAAAAGAATTTATCGGTTCTAACATCTATTTCAGAATCAGCTGTACTATATCTAAAATAACTTGATGAGTTTGCATAAAGTTCTATTCCAACGCCTGAATAAGGAAGACCTTTAGATGTTGCTCCGGGTAAAGCAGAACCAGACCATATTAATAATCCTGGATAGCCTGCATCGAACCCTTGATATCCTAATGATCGAATCCAACCGGCACTAGGATACCCGCTAATTGCAATACCGCTATTTAATGAATCAGCAACATATAAAGATCCAGTAATCATTGAATAATTACCATCAATATATCGATTGCCGCCCTCCCAATCTTTATTATAAACGTATGATGTCTGTTTGCTTTTTTCGCCGTTTACATTATAATATTCAACTTTAAAAGATATTTGATTGTTGATTTTATGTGTTGTTGGTACAAAAGATTTAATTCTAGTATAATTCGGAGAATAACCAGGGTCATTATCAGATGTAACATGTATATCAGAAACTATCCATGTTCCATGTTCTACAACAAGCAACAAAGTACCAGTACCATCATAATCTGCATCAAAATTAAATATTTGGTCATCAAAACGCTGAGCACTGCCGTTTACTGTTAATTGGCCAATTCGTTTACCTAATTTCTTAGAAAATGTTTGATTAAAATAATCAGTTGGATCTTGGTAAAACGAACTACCTGATAAATAAATTGCTAATGTTGGTGCAAGACTCCCTGATTGCGTACCAATAGCATCAATTGAAAGTTTATATGCAGAATCTCCTAAAAATACTCCAGCATATGCAGATTTAATTTGTGCAATCGAAACGGAACTAGATGCATCTAAATTTATAGCATTTGTTATCAACATTCCATTTTCAATTGATGATGTAGTCCATGTTAATGTTGGAGCTGTTGATGTAACAACACCATTATATGAAATTCCTTCCCAATATGTATTGATAATGCTTTGAGTTGTAAATATTCCTATAGATTTATCTGGATATAATGATGATGTGCTAGGAACAAATATTTCTGTTTCTATTAATTCAACATCATTAATTAATTCCCATGTTCCAATTGTACCATTATTATTAGTAAAAACTTTGATGCGAGATACATCTCCAGTTGCTGGTTCTAATCCTTTAACTTGTATGAATGCAAATGATTCTGAATTTTGTGTTTCAATGTATGTAGGTGATTGTTCATAATACAAAGAAAATGCAGAATAATCAAAATTTGTATATGTATGTTTAGAAATGCTCTGGCTGCTATACGCCGTATATTCTGTATCTAATAATGCCGTAGTTGGGTTTAATATCTTTTTTATCGTGGCCACGTACGCCGTTGTAGATATAGGGAAATTAGGCGTAGGCGATGGATTAATTGGCGACGCTATAGTAATTGTGCCAGATGACATATCACTTGTAAATGTGCCGCCTTGTATTTGTACTGCAGGTTGATTATTATAAGTAAAATAACGCACAGTGCCAGTAGTGTATGTTGGGAATTGTGTATTGTTAGGATATCTTCTATCTAGTTGTACCCCTATTAATTCCGTAACTGTTACATCTGGTTCTTGTTCAAAAATAATTTCTGATACATTAGAAATATTTGGATTAACAGGAACTGTTCTAGTCCATTTTACATTTGCTCGTCCTTGCCATTCAGCTGGAGCAGGAGCACCATTAATAACAGCAGCTTCTGCTAATAATGTTATGGTACAATCACCTGGCGATGTATCTTCATAAACATAAATTGCAATTACACGGCTTTTATCTTCATCGATATAATTAATAACCTCAGTGTAAATCGGATCGCCATTATAATCTAAAACTTCGAAGTTTAAAACGCCGCCAACTTTTAAATTGGTAGGATGACCTCGAAGTTTAAATAAATTTTTGCCAGCTGTTAAACGTAATGGAAATTCTGATATTTGGAAATAATCCGGGGATGTAGCCGAATTATCTTGAAAATAAACATCGATGTATTCTAAACCTCTGTATACAGCTTCTTTGCGTTTCATACGCTACTTACATTCTTTAATATAAATATTAGTTAAGAGTGTTCTTATATCGTTTAACGCTTTCGCTAATTTTACGACGAGTTTCGGCTGATGTAATTTTACCTTTTTGAGAATTTGACATTTTTTGTTTAGTTTCATCTGAGTGAACTCTCCCTACATTCCAAGGCGTAGATTTTTTTATTCCTTTTGTAGATTGTGGACGTTGTTTTAATTTTTCTATAGTTTCAGATGTACGTTTTTTACCAGTATTTGATATAATTCTTTTTGCAACTGATTCTGCAGTTTGTTTTTTACCTTTATTAGATAAGCCCAATTTACGTATTTCTTCGCGTTGAATTTCTCGTCTTCTAGCATATTCAGTTGAACTGATATTATAACTTCGCTCATGTCGTTTACTTTGCGGATTCATCATTCTCCATAATGCGTAGTGTAACTTATTATTATCTGGATATATTTCACATAGCAATTTATGTATTAAAAAATGTTCTTTAGCAGTTAATCTAACGATATTATCATCAGTATTTAATCCGCCTAAACATTTTGGAATAATATGATGTTTTTCGGTATATATTGTTATATTTCGATTTTTAGCTCGATCAATAATTAAATCATGAATATTTTTATAATTCATATATAAATAAATATTATCAGGAATGATTAATCTGGCTGTATCCGTTTTGTTTGTTTACTTCAATTAAATTATCTACCATATCTCGCATAGAATCAACGTGTGAAATAATAATTGAAAAATCAAATTTAGTTCTAAAATAATCAAATAGATTTACAACTGATGAAATATGTTCTGCATCTAAACTTCCCCAACCTTCATCAATTGCAATGAAATTTGGACGAGGCAAAGCAGACACATTGATAAGTGCAATGCGGATTGCTAATGATGAAACAAATCGTTCCATTCCACTTGTTAATTCTAATGGCCAAAAATTATCTTCATCATAAATAATATATCCGTTGATATTTTTACCATCTGTATTCATTACCATGTTAAAATCAACAATTTGATTAAGCACGTTGTTTATTTCTGCTTCAATTTTTGGAAGAGCTTTTGCTACTATTTCATATGGAACACCATCTCGTTTAACTGATTCTAAATAATATTCATATGCTTTATATTCAGTTTCCAGTTGACGATATGAATCTAGTTGTGACATCGCCGCACTTCGTTTTGTTTTTGCAACTTCAATGGCACCAAACAATGATTTAATTTGTTCTTGTATTGTTTTTATTTGTTCACTAAATGATTCTATGTTTTGTTTGCAAGATGTAATTTTTACATCAATTTGAGCATTATGAAGTATTGCTGTTTCATTTTTTCTAAATGAATCTTGTCGTTCTAAAACAGTTTCTAATTCAGATTCTCGAGTTTGTAATTCAGATTCTGCAAGTTGTAATTGAAGTTCTTTGCGTTCAATATTAGTCGCCGTTGTTCTAATAGTTTGCGAATATTGTGTCAATTCATCATATTGGACTTGATATATAGAAACTGATTCAATTTCCGTTTCTAACTCATCAAAGCGACGTTCTAACTCTGTTAATATTGCTCTATCTTGATCAATCGTATCTTGGGCTTCGATTGCATCTTGCACGAAAACGTTAGATGTACAGTATTTACAGTTTGGATCATATTCATGAGATTCAAGATGCTTAATTTTTTCTTCTTTTGCATCAATTATTCCTTTTTGTTCTTTTATACGCGCACTGAGGTCGTTATGAATTTTAATCAGTTTTTTATGCGTTTCAATGTTTGTTTGTATTTCTGTTAAATTATATTGAGATTGAATGATAGACTTCTGCGAAGCATTTTGTTGTTTTAACTCAAATATTCGTTGCTCTGCAGTTTCAATATCTAACTGCAATGTTTCAATCTTTTCAACTAAACCAGTTTCTTGTTGTTCTAATATTTCGATATCTGGACCATCGTATGTAGTTGGTAATTTAGATTCAATTAAAGTTACAATACGATTTTGTAAATCATTTCGATGCTCTTGAAATTCATCTTCTTGAGTTTCTAAAGATTGAATAGTTTCGTGATTTTCATTTATAATAGCATCGGCGTCTATTATGATTTGTGCAAAATCTGTTTTCTTATATTCTTTTAATTTTCCAGCTGTTTCTTTAATTTCATCTGCAGCAAGTTGATAAAGTTGTTCAAATACCGTAATATCTAAAAATTGTGATAATAAATCTTTTCTTTCTCGTTGAGACTTTTCAATAAAATTATTGTTATCAGCTTGCAATGAAAATGCAGTTAAAATAAAATCATCATATGTACCTAAGTAACGACGAATATTTTTATTTGTCTCACTACGCTCTTCGCCATTTAAATTTTCCGAATCGGTATAAAAATCAACATCTACTTTAACGTGTGTTTCTTTTTTCTTATTTTGAGTGCCGCGTCTTTCGATAGTATATACTGTACCATTCATTTCAAATTTAAACGTTCCGCGGAACCAAGCTTTCTTATTATTTAATACTTCATTTGCTTTGCCTGTTTTACTACATTTATCAAAAATAGTATAAGTAATTGCATCAAGCAATGAAGACTTACCAGATGTATTTGCAGCAAATAAACCACATACATCTTGTAAATTTTCAAAATTTAAAATATTACCTTCACCATATGAAAACATATTATCGAATTCAAAAGATATAGGATGCCATGTTGTATGCCGTACTGATTCTACTGCTGGCAGTTTTGAATTGATAGTTCTGTTAATATGTCGAATTGCATCAATCTCTGCTGATGTTGCTTGTGGAAAATGATTGTCAATATATTCTGTTAATAATACGTTTTGATATTCAACATCACGTACATTTCCTATTGCTAATGATGATGATGCTGCTGTTGCCGAACTGCCAATTGTTCTTTGAATTGTAATATCTTCTACGGAATACTTTTTGCGCAATGATGCAATAAGTTTTTTCATATCCGATGCAGATGTATCATTAAATTTAATACGAATTCTAGGACGTTTCGGCATACGTGCTGGGGCATTAACTATTGAAGAACCTTGAGTTTCAATTGTTACGTATCCATACTCATTTTCAATTTCAGCAAAATCTGCAGTTCGTCGTTCTAGATCCCAAATTAATATTCCATGGTCTAATGCTTCTCCGTGATTTTGTTGAATCAATGAACCTGGGTATGCAATTGTTTTTTCAGCATCTAAAAACTGTGCTGGTTTATGAATATCTCCTAACAATGTAATGTCATGACCTTCAAACAAATCAATACCAACATGTTCATTTGATATTTGATACCCAATATCCGTTTTAGCAGTATTTACAGCGCCATGATGCATTGCAATTTTATATGTAGCATCAAAATCTTTTGCTCGAATATAATCTGCAGGAGTCTTATCAACAGCCATATGATTCCATGTAGCGCCTCCTAATTCAAATAAACCATTTTCTTTAATAAAATGTATATTAGGATTCTTGATAACATCTAAGACGGGTGAGACTGCATCTACACGATGCATATTGTTTAGGTTCATATCATGATTACCTAAAATAACAACGGTAGGAATCGTAAAGCCATTAAAAAAATCTACTAGCATTTGAACTAGTTCCGGAGACATATCTAATTTGCTATGAACAATATCACCAGTAACTACTGCAACACTATTGCCTGTTGCGTGAGTTTCAATATAATTAAATAGATTTTCAAATACTTGACGATATTCTCGATGACGTTTTAATGTTCGAATATGTATATCTGAAACATGAAAAATTTTATCAATTTTAGTAATGTGTGAATCTATTTGTTTTATTTCCATATCATATCCATTTTGAGTTGCATAACTCGTTCGAATGTTAATACATCCGTTTCATTTAATATTTCTCGTATTTGTCGAAAACCTAATTCGGATGCATCATCATCTTGCAATTCTACGAAATATACATTTAATCCTTCTGCCATAAAACGTTCTGCAATCTGTATTGCATTACGTAATGCATCAGCATCCAGACAAATATAAATGTCTCGTACTCGTTTTTCAATAATTTTTTTTTGAAGTGCTGGTTGAATAATTTTACCAAATAAAGGTATTGCATTTCTTTTAATTGCAATTGCATCAAATGCACCTTCACATAGAACTATAGGCTGTGACCAGTTTATAGTTAAATCGAAACCAATAATATCTTTTGATATCTTAGGATTCTTATGTTTAAATTTATCAGCTTTATAAAATGCTCTGCTAACAAAATAATTTAATTGACCATCGCAATCATAACTCGGTATAATAATTTTGCCGGAATATTCTCCGGATTCACAATAACCAATTCTATATTTTAAAATATCAAATATTGTAACGCCTCTAGACGATAAATAATGAATTGCATTGCGAAAGTCCGGTGTATTTTTTTTATTCCACAACGGAATATATTCTGCAGGAAGTTGTATTGTTTGTGTTACTTCTTTTTTATCATCATGATTTCTATACTTAGATGATTCAATTATTTTAGCTAGTTGTTCAAAACGTTCTTTTGGTAAACCCATTTGTTTAAACAAACTAGAAATAGTTCTACCCTTTTTATCAGATATCCAACAATGCCATGGATTTTCTCCATTATGATTTGTATTGATATCAATTTCTAATTTAGGTTTATAGTGTGAAGTAAATGGCGAGAAGAATGCAATATTATTACCAGAAGTAGTTTTACCTTTACCTAGTACCGATTCTAATAATTGTAGAAGTTTAAGATTCTTCATATTATAATATATGAAAATTCTGTAAGGAATCCAATTAATAATAATATTAATAATATATTATAGTTAAGCACATACATTACATTCCTGGCTTAACGATCGATTCAATAAATGAATCAATCTATTAATTAAATAAATTTCATTAATCTTCATGAATATATTAAAAATTTTTCGTAATTCCAACCTTACACAAAGAATTTTTTAACATCGATTGGTTTTTCGTCTTTTTTCAAGCATTCTGCCATCCATTCTTCAGGTATAGATTTTTTTGCAACATGATTTATACCTAGCTTATTTGCATACATTTCATATGTAGTTTGACTACCTTTTGATATTTTTTGAGTAGGTGCTTGAAATACCATGCGTATATCAATTCCAGGATTAGATGCTAATACATGTTTCATTTTTAAACGATCAGCACTAGTCCATCGTCCTTTTGTTTCTACAAACATGAAGCTACCATTCTTTTTAACGAAAACGAAATCCGGAGTATATTTTGCTTTGCGTTCAGGTACTATATAATTTAGTGTTTCTGTCTCATAATTCAAAGGATAATCAGTACTTTTTATTTGTTCTGAAACTGTTAGTTCTAATCCTGATTTGTAACCATGTTTTAAAGCATTAGCTCGTTTTGAATTTCCTGAGCTGTGAAAATGATTTTTTCTCATAACTTATTTTAAGTATTTTTTAAATTACATCAATATAATTGCCTGGAAGCCAATAATATTTCGGTTTACCTTCAAATTTAGAACTACTTTTAATATAGAAATATGTATAAATAATTGGTTTTTTATTTACCGATTGTTTCCAATTATTTGCTACATAAATTTTATTGCCTTTAATTTGATCTGATATTATATCGCCAATTTTAGCATTTATTATCTTATAATCCGATTGATTCTTTGATAAAAATCCGCTGCTAATAGAACCATTTGATTTATTTATCTGATCAACTGTTACTGCTTCAAATCCTCGAAATACACTGTCTTGTATCCCAGTACGTATTTTATATGATTTATCATATGTTAATAATTTTAATGCAGCACTTGTTACAAAATCACCCATCTTAAAAGATGTTTTAATAGATTCGTATGCTGTAGTATTAATTAAAAAACCATTTTCCATACGAAATAATTTATCTCCTTCAGGAATATTAGTGTCTTGATCAGCTGGAGTATCTAATTTTTTAAAGTATGTATTTAATTTTTTAATACTGTCAGCAAATCTAGTATCGTCTGATATATTAAAGGTTTTACCTGTTTTAATGTTTTTTGCCCACCATTTATTATCTTTAAATGCATATACATACATTGTATCATTTGGATACTCATATGAATATTCATTATCCAATGGAGCTGCTTCTAATAAAAAATTTTTTAATCGTATCATTATTTCCTTTTTTATCACCAATCAACCATGACCATTTTTCCAGACCAAATCATAATGTTGGAAGATTTAAAATCTAAATCTAAATCTAGATCCGGGATTCCTAGTTTGTTAATATCTATTTGAAGTGCTTTAATAAAATTCATTATGATCGGGTCAACACGTTTCAATCCAGCTGCGTTAACAAAATCGAACAAAGAAACTTCTCCGCCTTGCTCATATGAATATTGATTGTATTTTTCAACAATGCGATCAATACCACGTTTTAATGCTGACGGTAATTTATCAGCATTTGCCATTAAAATAACATCTTCATATACAGATGTTACGCCACGTAAATCACCAACATAATAAACTGGAATAAATGTAGAATATTCTGTTATTTTATTTTGTATTTTACGTGCAACTTCTATTTCATCTGTACTTGTTGTCATTTTAAAAACTAAATCTTCATCATTTAATTTATAGACCCGACCGTTATCACCTTGACCAACGAATCGGAATCGGCTGCTCTCGATATTTCTGCCAATTTGAGCTAATTCCTGATCAGTCATTTCATAAAGTAATTGTTTTAATCGTATCATCATTATCCTTTAAATGTTATATCTTTATCTAAATCTAAACGAATTAAGAAGTTCATATCAACATCATTACGTTTGCGAATTGGTTGTGCTAATTTTCCAATTGCTAAAAGTTGACCAAAATTGTCATACAACCCAATCGTTGTTATATAAGGAGCAAATACACTACTTGATGCAAATGGTAAATATGTTTCATTGTTATCTTGTGTAATAGTTGGATTCAATGACATATTAAAATCTCCAGAATCTAAACGTGTTACAACATTCATTTCATACAAAGTTTTTGTACTACGATATGATGCAGTATACGGTGTTTTCAATAAATCATTAACTCGATAATCTGGCGATGAGAATACTATAATTCCTTGTTGTCCAAATACATTTCCTACATATTGAGTTTGCAATGCAGAACCGCCTTCAGATCTATTAGCTAAATTAGTTACCTGAGTGTTAGTTAATGATTTATTAAATATTCGTATTTCGTCTATACAGCCTTGCAAATTAAAACTAGTTGCAGAATAGCCTCCGATAGATAATGAATCAAAATTATCAATTCTAGCAGAAGCAGTAAATGGCGATGATGATCTTTGAAGCAATGAACTAGTTACAGCAGAATGCAATGTTCCGTTAATAAACATTGCTAATGTATTATTAACTTTTTGACAAGTTACATGATACCATGAACCAGTAACAACAATTGATGATGTAATTTGTGCTTTAAATGTAGTACTACCTGCAGCAGAAAAAATCAACTGATTACTACCGCTCAATTCAATTTTAAATGGATATACTGGAGATAATGAACTAGATGCTTTTGCTAATATCAATTGATTAGAAGTAGTTGCATTTGCTCCACTAATAAAAAATGATATCGCATAATTATGATCACGATCATAATTTCCGTCAATCGATTGTTTAATATAACCCGAACCATCAAATTTTGCAGCATGACCTAAACTACGTTTTTGCACAGTTGTGGTAGTAATACCTGGAATATATGAAACTCCCTCTGAATTATATGTAATTCTAGAAGTATCAAAATATTCATTGAAGCCTTCATAAAATTTTACATCGGTAACAATTGAAGAAGTATTAAATGCGGTGTTAATAATATTACCATATCTATCACTTGAATATGATCCTGATACAGATGATGTAAATGTAAATGATGCTGGTTTTATTCCTTCGCCAATCTTTACTTGTGGTATAGAAAAAACAGATGCGGTTTGAAATAATCCTTTTTTAGTTTTATTGACATCATTCGGACCGAATGTATTTATTGGTTGCGTTCTGTATTTATAGAATAAATGATTAATAGAATAATATATAACAGATTGTAAACTGCCATCAATATTAGATGCATCATTATATGTTAATTCTGTATCCAAATCTGGCAATACATTTGAATATATACCTTGCAAGGGCAATAAACTTGATGTAATACTACCAGATACAATTGTCCAAGATTTATAAACTTGAAATGGAGAAACACCTATATCAGAAATATCTATTTTTTTAAAAACAGTAGGATATGTTCCGTTATAAGGATTTTCAGTATGTTGTAATCTTATTTCTGCCATGTTAGTAAAAACCCCGATACATTTAATATAAATATACCGGGGCTTAATTCATTAAGAATTTTTTAGAAATCTAATTTAACTCGTATAAGAGCTTCTCTTTGGAATGATTTCAACAACGGTTTAGAAAGTTTAGCTACCGCTAATAATTCTTGGCTGTCATTATATAAACCTACCGTAGTAATATATGTTTTAGGATCTCCAATAAATGTTGATTCTGCAATTTCACCAACTGACCCAGTTACGTATGATGGATTATTTGAAAAATTATATTCAGCATTTTTAATTCTTACAAAATAATGTGTGCTTGTAACTTTTTCAGAATTTCTTGCTAAGAAACTATATGCATCTCCCGTTGCAGTATTGGTAAGTAATGCAGATCCTGATATTGAATGATATAATGCAAAATGATTATTACCTTCTGAACTAGAACCAGTATTAGTTTGGAAATTTAATTTTTGATCTAACATTTTACCATCTAACACTAATACGCCGTGGTCTGGATAAGCTATACCATAATATTGTGGTGCTGATACATTAAATACGCCACCATTTAACGACCCTGATACGATATTATAAACTTTTCCAGATGTTGTATTAGACCCATTTGAAATAGTTGAATCATCAATTAATTGAATAACTGTAGTACCAGATACATTAACACTTCCCGTTGCATTTGCAGGTCTAGAACTTGAAATAGTTCGTAATGGCAATTCCCAATTACCTGCATCTAAACGTTCTTTTACTCTATCACGTTTAAAATTAACAACATAAACATAATCAGTTGAACCAGACCCGGCAGTGGTAAAACGACTGTCATTTGGATTAAGTAAAAGTTGACGATATTGTGAATAAATTGCTTTTGATGGCGAATCATTAAGTTGACCTTGCGAATCAGATCCACTACCTAATGCATGTCCGAATGCTAATGAATATTGTACTGCAGAACCAGTTGCTGTCGGAGTTGCTTGATAAACATCAATGTAATATTTTCTTTGAGTTGTAGTTTGTGTTGATGATGTAAAATATGTTTTTAATCCAGCAACACCATTGCTCCATAACCCAGCAGTAACCACTTCTGTTTGATTTTTTACAATATCATTAACTGCATCAAATTTTGTAAATACACGTCCGTTTCTTGCTAATATCTGAGATTGTTGTTGTTGTGCAACCATTTCATTAGCCAATTGTTGTGCCAACTGTTGTACTTGTTGATTAACAGCTGCCGACACACCCGCAGCCGCAGGCGCCGGCGTCACAACATTCGTTGTTTGTCTAGCCGCTTGATTTGCTTGTCCAACTGCCGCTAATAAATTATTAGTTACTGGAACGCCGCCTTGTTTCGGTTGTTGTTTTAAAATTTTAATGAAATTATTCATTTTCATGTTTTTACCTATATTATAGTGTTGCAGTCGTTGCTTTTTTAACTGTTAAATTAATAGTAACACTACCACCAGTTTCGTTACCAACAACTGTAATTGTTGCTGTTTTATCTTCAATTAATTGTGTTTTTGCAACAATTCGGAATTCAAATCCTGCTACCGCAATACTTTGTGCGTCTTCATTATCTCCGATAAAACGAGGTGTTGTTGGAAGTACTGAATTTTGTAATGCTCGTGTAACTAAAATATCTGCAACAGATGAATCAGAAAGAATAGCTGTATATCCTAAATTAGCATTACCACCTTGGAAATTACTCGTATTTGGAGAAATAATTGCACTATTACCAGGAGCAGCTAATGTGATTGAAGTATTACCAACATTAATTACTGGAATATTTGTTGTTTGTTTCGGCAACGTTACTAATTTATAACGCAATGCTTGCGTTTCATCAGGTATTGCTTCTGTTACTGGCATATTTTCAATAATAGTACCGTAATAATTAGTTCCAAGTGGATGATCTGGATTCCATAAAGTATAATCAACTTCGTCATCACCAATAGCAAATTGCGTAATATTAAATGAACTTCCACCTTTTGCTAATAGTTCACGGCCTTTTAATGTTAAAATCGCGTCGACCGTAACGCTTGAATTATCTAGATAACCCATGTTATGTTTCCTTTTATTTTTAAATAAATATCAATGATATAAAATTTATACTAATACAAAACTACCTTGTTGTCCTACATTTTGATAAATCAACTGATTAGGATTAGAAGTGGTCCATTCAACAACCGGGCCGCCATCGATAGTTTGTGTAGAATTAATATTGAATCCAGGTGATGTAAGTTTACACCCAACCCATCTATGATTTGCAGTACCTTTCGGTAAAAAATCTTGTATTTGAGCAGCACTACCAGACCATGTTCCAGATGATGTCATAAACATAGATCCGGATGATAAATAATTAGTTGATGGTATCGAAACAATATAAGTAGGTTGTACTGCTTGACTCATCCAATATGGAGTAGATGCTGTTATGAATTGACTACCAGAATAAATTAAATATTCATATGAATATGCAAAACCACCATATTTTTCATAATTAGATGCCGTTAAATATGATTGCCATTGATCATCATCGATTGCAGAAACTGTTAGTATTCGACCATCCATATTTGCATCATACATTGAATATAAACCTGACGCAGTCGGAACTATAGATTCAATTATTGAATTATAAGTAGAATCAAATCTTTTAATTTCTGGTAAGATTGTATCTTTGCTTCGTTCTAATATGTTTGGTTGTATTAATATCCCTGTTAATTTATTAGTTCGCGCAGGCAATAATTGTTCTAACTGTTTAAAAAATGACAAATCAAACAATGTAAATATACTAATATATGCATTAATATCATTTCTAGATTGATATTTTTTCCAATATGAATCAGCAACTTGTATTAATGCCGGATATGATTTTTTCTCCGTTTCCCCTGGATCGCCGATATAATCATCTAATTCTGTGAATCCTAATTGAGCAATGATATCTTCATCAATCATTGTTTGAGGTGAAAAATATACGCCTAATTTTTTACTATCTAATGGTGCTTTATCAAATTGACTGCGTTCAGCTCTAGTTTTAACATCTAACGCCCCAACTAATTCATTATTTTCTAAACGAATCTTGTTATCATCATATGTTCCTGCACCTAATGAAATAGAATCATAATAATATGTTTCTTCAATTGAATTATACGGTGTTGCTAACGTCCAACTTGCAAATGATGCAGACAAACTAGATGATATAGGTTGAACGCCTTGCAAACTAGCAGTTTGTGAATGATTTATTTTTTGTGTTAATGGCAATCTAAACATCAATTCAGAATATGCATCAACATTACCATCATATGCGCCCGGTGCTTTTACGTGATTATCAAAAGCAGAATCTTGTAAACTTGAAGTCCAAAATCTTAATTCTTGCAATTGACCAACTAATCTACTTGCACCTGATGAAGTGCCGCCTAATACCATTGTACCGGGTGATGTAATAGAAGCTGTTGCTGATGCAGAAACTGCTGCAACAATTTTTCCATATTTAGATTTTTTAGCAATTAAATCTAAATTAGTACCATTTTTTCTAAGAACGGTTGATATCCAATCGCCATTAAACATTTCAATTTTAGCAGAGCCAGTACCATTAATTTTAATTGTACCCATATTACCACTACTAAAATCAATTGTTACTGCATTAGAGCCTATTGTATATAAGTTCATCGTGTTCGGCATCGATGGGTTATTCACAACATCATCTGTTCGGAAACGAAGTTCTACACTATTAATAGGTTGTGTATAATTTATTTGTACATTGCCAGCTGAACTACTACTTAAATCTAATGCATAGTCAAAATTTAATTTTTCATAAATAGGTGCCCTATCAATCCTAGGACCACCATATTCTTTGATACTAATTAAAGATTGCGGAATACCATAACATGATAGTAATGCTTGAACACTTCTTTTAGTTCCTTTAGATTTAAGTAACAGTGGCAAATTGTTAACAATTCTGCGCCAAACTGCATATGTCATATTCTGGCCAGAAACTGAAGGATCACCTATTGATATAGAACCGGTTAATGGTACACCTGTTTCATTTGTTCCTAAAACATATTCCCAAAGATCCTGATATTGATTGCCATCTGTTAAATTCCATCCGAATTGTTTTGCTACAGAATATAACAATTCATTCGGCATACCTAACTTAGGATTTTCTTCGCGCGTATTGATTTTAGTCATATGATTAATATACGTATAAAGTATATCATAATGATGACCTAACATGTTAACAAATGTTACCAATTGATCGCTTGTTGCAGAATATTTAATATGATCTGGTACTGTAGATATTAATGAATTTAAATTATAAGTATCATAAAATGATGCTGATGTATATAATGTATCATACCACGAATTAAATTGACTACTAGAAATAGAATATAATGCATATGGTTTCGTAGAATTAATTTTAGGTACTGGTTGTATATAACTGCCAGTTAATTCAGGTACTGTTGCTCCGATTACCGGTATATCAAATGTTGTTAGTTTTGATGATGATTGATAATACAAATATTGTTCAAATGCATCAAACCCGCCAACTAATGTTGTTTTTAATTGCAAGAAGTCTTGTGCATTTGTAGCAGCTTCGCTTCCTGAAATTTGAGACACTGCAATACTTTGTGATGTATATAATTCTAATAATTGTAATTTATATTTAAAATTTTCTAAACGTTCGGTTGCTGAACTATAAAATATAAAGTTGTTAAAATCTGAATAATCAATGTTTAATTGTATACCAGACAGACTTCCAGAAAAATATGCATCTACAATTTGTTGTGATGTTTGTGTTGAAGAACCTAATAAATCAGTCCAACTTTTTAATCCAGTGTCAGTAGATGTATCATATGAATAATTTGCTTGCCAATTAGGACCTGCTAATTTATTGAATGAAATTATAGGTTGTTCATGTTCAATAAAAACATTATCAATATATGGATTTTTTAATTCTTCTACAATCCAACATCTAAAGTTTATATCAAATTCATTCGGTAATGGATTTTGTAGTTTTACATATAAATAATCGCCAACAACTACACTATTAACAAATTGAAAATTTTGATTTCTACTAAAATTTAATAGATATGTTTTAAATAACGACGGACTTTCAATAATATTATAAATCGGCGTTTGTGTTTTTTCTGAACTAACTTGTTCTACTGTACGATCAACTATTGACGTTTGATCAACTGTTTGAATGAAATTGGTAATTTGTTGTAAATATGCTAAATTATTACCATCAATTGCTCGTAAACGTATTTCAGTACGATCTGTTGAAATTTCATCAATACAAAGATATTGTTGTTCATAACTTCCAATTAAATTTTTAAAGAAGTTAACAACTATTCGAAAAGTACCAGCAGATAATTTTAAACTATCAAATTCTTTACGTAAATCTATTGCTAATGGATTATTAAGATTAATTTTTTTATTAGTAATCTTATCAGTAAATTTTGGTATTTTAGTTAGTTGTTGAACTTTATGATTACCAGTAATCCACGACTCCGAAGAATAAACATGTAATTCTAATCTCGTATCACCGTCATTTTCTACAATTGAATTAACAATTGGATATTTTTGAGTAAAGGTCGGATATGAAACTAAATCAAGTTGATGTGTAGTAAATCGTTGTCCAGAAATTGAATTTCTAGAAGCATCAATTTGTGTGATATTTTTATATTGAGTTAACATGTTTATACCGTCTCTACTCCTAATTCAAATCTTATAAAACTATCAGCGGCAGAAATTTCATGATTTCTATTATCTGAACTTTCATCAGCCCAACCGCGTATCTGTAATTCTTGTCCTACATATATATCATCTAAGTATATTGTCGAATCTAAGTTTGTATTATAAACGCCTTTTTTAGTTGCAAATACATTTTCACCAGAATTTTTTATATTAGCATCTGGGTCAGATAAAGTATATCTTATTGCTCTATTGGCTAAACCTAAAGAAAAACCTAAAGCTGAATTATTATTTGAATTATATGTAGTTTGTATAACACCGGTTACTTTTATTATCGGAATATCTGTATCTGTTTTTAATGCCTCTAACTGGTCTATAAGTTCTTGCGTAACTACTAAACTATTAGGTTGAGTCTGGTTAGGACCGAGTATAACAGTAGAAAAATCTATTATTGAAGGATTACCCCAGCCACCTAACGGAACTCTTTGATTTTCGGAAGGTTTATATTCTGATGGGAGTGGCAATAACGTTGTAGCTCCTGGAATTTGTAAATCAGAAATTGAAAAATCTAAATCTAAATCTAAATCTAAATCAGCTGTTTCATCAATAACCGTAGTTCGAGCCGGAAATTTAAAATAATTAAATTGCGTATCTATTAATGGTAAAATCGATTCTGTTAAATAATTAGTTGTAATAGCTTCAATTACTAACAGCGATGATGTAGTATGTACAATAATATTGCCGTTTGAATCACGTTCATTAACAGATGTATCATTTGACAGTACGGTTAAACCGTTTTGATCATACTTTGCATTTTGTTGAATTGAAACGCTATCTGCCATTATCTAACTACTTTAAAATATATTTGATCGTCGACATATTGCTCAGTAAATCCATCTACTATTTTTAATTGCAAACGGTAATAACGCTCCGGCATAAAACCATTCATATCAATGTAAATATAATTACTTGTGCTATCGCAACTTACTTTAGTATAAATATTGTCATAAGGAATTATGACTTCATCCGTTGCTGCATCTAAAATCGAATAATAAGTAGTTGTTGGTAAATAATTAACTGTTTCTATAGGAAATAAATTTGTTGGCGATTTTCTAGGATATTTATCACGAGAATATATTCTTATTTTAGAAATTTCAGTGTCTTTATAAGCCGGTTTAACGTTGGTATAAATTGCAAATGACTCTAGATTAACTGCAGACATTGATCCCGTCGTAAAAGCACTATTATCCCAGTACATCGTTAACTTAGGAACGTATATAGTATGAGTTTCGCGACTAAAATATCTAATATAACCTTGAACGTTATTATTAACTTCATCTGAGTCAGATAATTGTATTAAGAATCCATAATTTGGAATTGTATTGTTATTGCTACCACTTAACCAAATTCTTATTTGACTGGTTACATCAATATTGATATCAGTTGTTCGATATGAAAATGATTCTGACGTGGTTAATACAGGTGCAGTTCCTGATCCTGAATAATATAGATAATTACCACCGGCACCAGAACCTGATATATACAATCTACTCGTGCCAATTTGTTGTTGTTGACTACCCGATATCCAAGCAGAAGCTGACATTGATCCTGACCAGGTTGCGCCATTTGTAGTTAAATCTGATAAATAGCCTGTACCATTAACCCAATCTTGTCCTAGCATTTTTGCAAACACAGAATAATCAGATGGCAGATTTTTTGCATGGGAAGTATATAATTGCAATACAAATTTACAATCAGTTACTGATTTGTTATATGTAGATAATGATGCTGATATTTCAGACATATCAAATTTAACAATCGCTCTAGATTTTAATAACGTTGAACCGTCATTGCCCAAACGTTTTCCAATTTCTAATATTTCATCTAATCCAGTATTGTAATCTGGATATGATTCATATAACGTTGTATCTTTATTTGCATAAAATATTCTAAACATTTATTTCCTTAATAATTTACTACGCGACCTTTAATATCTTGATTTGGAAATTTAACTTCAAAAATACTAGGATCTAATGAAGGATAAATTACACCATTACGTGTTGCAGTCGGTAAGTCATAAACATTTCCGGAATAATTTAATGACGTATCATATAAATTATTGAATACAACATTAACTACTGATTGAACTCCTGCTACATTTGCTATAGTGTTAATAACTTCTGATTTAACTACTGGTTGATTTATTTGCCATCTATCAATATCAAAATATTTTTTAAGTTCATTAATACATTTCAATAAAACTTCATTGCTATTATAATTTGAAAGAACAATAATCTCAAATTGTATTCCAATATTAATAATAAATGCATCTTTAATATTGATAGCATCTGTTAGAATTCTATAGTAATCTAAGTATGTTTTTAAATTTTGTTTTACTGCGTCATTTAATGCAACCAATTGTTTATTTTCGTTAAAACCTAAAACATACATATTCATTGCTAATGGATTAGGAACTCGCGTTCCTTGGTAATCCGACTGGGCAATTTGATCATCTGGAACAATATATGCTTTTGAAACGCTACCAAATTTAGCTGGCATCGAATATGATCGAACAATGTAATCTTCTCTAGTAACTAAACGATTCTGAGTTGCAAAGTTAGCTAGTGCTGCATTTTTTATGTCTTGCAAAGAATCTGCAGATTTAGCTCCAATTGCTGGCATTGGATTATTTACAGTTATTGTAGATTTAATAAAATTTAAAGCTGGCGTACTAATTGTAGAATTAATATCATCATCAAATTCGATATAATTAACATTGGTTAATACTGATGCAGGAACATTATCAGATACGCCATTACCTATTGTATATGTTACTGTTAATGTTGTATTCGATGGTGCTTGTCCATATGTTCTAGTATATAAAAAATTTGATGGATCAATATCAATATTAACTGCTCTGCGAATACCAGTTAATCCATTACCTACATTGTCTGGATTCGGAACAATTTCTTCATCATTATTATCAGATATACCTGCGCCAAATTGTATTTCTAATTTATTATCACTACGCAATCTTGTTATGAAACGTTTTGCCGTTTTCTTTAATTTTAACAAGCTTGGTGATGATGAACGATATGGTGCTAAATCTGGATCATTTTCTGCTAAATTTGGAACTGATTCAAAAATTGTATCCTGTGCTAAATATGGAACTTCAAACCAATTATCGCCATCTGATTCTGTAATTGAAATTATTTCTATAATGTTAGTATCAGGTAAAACAATTTTATCATATGGAACCGGAGTGCCAAATGTATATGTAGCTGTTTTAACATCGCCTGATACTGCTTTTGTTTGTTTCTTTAAAAGATAATAAGTAGGAATATTATTTAAAGTGTCAGTTTGATATACAGTTACTTCGGTTGGATCAATTGATGATGAATATGTAAAATCAACCGAATCTAATGTTCTAAATGTAGAATTGCCATTATTTTGTTTGATTCGCATCCCTGGTTTGATAGACAATGCAAAATTATAATCTGGCGCTACATTTGCACCAGAACCCGTTGCTGGTAATAGTTGATATATATCTAATGTAACATATGCAGGAACAACGTTTTTTGGATTATATCCTAATGTTTTTGATATATCATAAATACTGCCTCGTTCCGATGCTTGTTCTAATAATGATTCTTTTAAATTGCTATCTGCATAATATGATAATACATCGCCTACATATGATGCCATTTCCAAAAATATCATTCCAGGCGATGATTCATTAAAATCAGTATATGTTGTAGGAAAGTATTGTTTCGTAAAATCAATTAAGTTTTTACGAAATGAACTGAAATCCTTATTAATATATGATACATCTTTTTTGACTTGCATATTCTCC